AAATATTGCCAACGTAGAACCTGCCCCATTTAGCAAAACGATATCTCCTGGGTCAGAATGGACATCAACAAGGTACGAGTTTGTAGACGGTACGGTCGTATTTCCACCATTTGGAATAGACTTTTCAAAAATTGCTATTGTCATACACATCGAGGCAAACATCCCAGGCATTCAGTCTTCACAGATAAAAATGAAATCTCTACAGATAGCTTCGCAGGCAAACGAGCTAACAGAGAGAACTGCCATTAAAACTAAGCTGGGGACATCTATATACCCATACTTAAAAAGCGGAATTTACAACGACTACAAGGGAAACAACCCCGTACAAATTTACAAGAACTCCAGCCCATATCTATACCTGACGGATGACGGAGGGATAAGGCTATTAGGGAGTACAGGTCAAGACAGAGGAATAGCTTTTCCAGTAAATACAGAACAGTCTTTGTCATATAGGGTTGGAGCTATTCAGTTATTCATGAAGCACAACTCCACCTCTTTTAGCCAAACACCAGAAAGAATCATAGAAGTTCAGGCATACAATAAAGTAGTTTATGGTTACGTTGTAGCAGACAATGACTCTGGATCTAGGGGTAGGCTATACTTCACAGATACAGATGGCTCTCCAGTTGGAGGATTATCCTTGTACGTAAATGGAGCCCTCGTCGCTTCGGGTTACCTGATACCAAATGAATGGTCTGTCATTGGCATCCAATCGGCAGAAAGCTTCAGCTTCGATGCCTTTACTGGTAGCATAAATGTTGTTGGTAACATATCCGTAGACTCCCTGTCTTCGTACAGGATAACCTCCGACAAGACTGGGGTTACCACAAAGTTCAGAACATGGGCAGAGCTAGAGAGCATGCTAGACGCTCTGGGGATCAATCCAGCAACCTGGGCAGACTTTTTGTCACAAGTTCCTGCGATTACTTGGGAAAATGTACTATATATACCTACAACAAAACAGTATTTAATTGATTTAGAGGCAATTTACAAGGCTTACATAGGTACAAACAAGTTTATTGTTAGCGACTCTAGCGTATTATCCTTTAAAGATTATGCTTATCGTGGTTATATTGGTGCAGAATGGTCATCTAGGGTTGTATCTTTGGTTTAAATGTGGTATACTGGTGTCATGAATAATGATGAGAAGCCAGACGCAATGGAGCAGGCATTAAAAACTGCAAAGCTGACAATGATGCCAAAATCCAGTTATGCATGGGGAATCTACGCTTGGCAAAAAGCAAATGGAAAATTTTTTACAGATGGTAGTGGTAACGTTCTAAACATTCCTGCCAACAAGGGCGACCAGAGCCAGATACAAAAGCTTGAAGCAGCTGCAAGAGCTAATGGAGAGCCAGACGGCAAGGCAGTATTTTTTCCTGGCACAGCCAGAGTCACCGAAGAAGAGTACTCAGAACAAATTGACAGAATGAAGCAGGGTCTCATTCCTAGCATGAACGACTTGGGAGCTGTAATTGCTGCTAAGCAGTCTCTGTCCCAATGGGGAGATGAGGGCTAGTGTCCGAAGAATACATAATAAATGCTAGAACTGGAGACTTCGATCCTGAGGTAAGTGAGTTCAAAGCAAAAGACCCATTCAATAAAGCTTGGGATAGCCTAAAATCGCTTAGCGGAATTGACGCAAACTTTAAGCGCCGTGCCACACGTATTTCTAAGTCTCTCGCAGTTGAGCCAACAGACAGATACCTTACTTCTGCTGGTGCTGTTAAGACTGGTCAGGGTGCAAGCTCCAAAGAAATTAACCCTGGATCCGTTTACCACAATGGATACGGAATGTTTGATGTCATCACTCCTCCTTGGAACCTCTACGAGCTAGCAAACTTCTACGACACATCATTTGCAAACCATGCCGCCATTGATGCAAAGGTAGAGAACATTGTTGGGCTAGGATATGAGTTTAGCATTGGCAAGCGGGCATTGATGCAGCTAGAGTCTAACACAAACGAAACTGCAACAGATAAAGCACGCAAGAGAATTGAGCGAGCAAGGCTAGAGCTTACAGAGTGGCTAGAGAGTCTTAATCAGGACGACTCGGTAACACACACACTGATGAAATTTTTTACAGACGTACAGGCAACTGGCAACGGATACCTAGAGGTTGGAAGAAAGACTAACGGTGAAATTGGTTACCTAGGTCACATACCTGCTACAACAATGCGTGTCCGTAGACTAAGAGATGGTTACGTTCAGATCATTGGCCAGAAGGTTGTTTACTTTAGAAACTTCGGGGCAAAGAATCAGAATCCAATCACCACTGACCCAAGGCCAAATGAGATTCTTCACTATAAAGAATACTCACCACTAAACACTTTTTACGGTATACCAGATATCATGTCTGCCATATCTTCATTGCAGGGAGACCAGCTAGCCTCCCAGTACAACATTGATTACTTTGCAAACAAAGCAACCCCTAGGTACATTGTTACCCTTAAGGGTGCAAAGCTATCTGGAGATGCAGAAGACAAACTTTTCAGATTTCTACAGACAAGTCTTAAGGGACAAAACCACAGAACTCTCTACATTCCTCTACCAGGAGACTCCGACACCAACAAGGTAGAGTTTGACATGAAGCCAATCGAAGCTGGTGTTCAAGAAGCATCCTTTAACGAATACAGACTTCGTAACAGAGATGACATTCTAGTTGCTCACCAGGTTCCATTATCAAAAATTGGTGGCGCAGACTCATCAAGTATAGCTGCAGCTCTAGCGCAGGACCGTACTTTTAAAGAGCAGGTAGCTAGACCAGCACAGACAAACCTTGCTAAGATGATTAACAGGCTTGTTCGTGAAAAGACTGACCTTCTAGAGTTTAAGTTCAACGAGCTAACTCTTACAGATGAAATTGCACAGTCGCAGATTCTTGAGCGGTATATCAAGACTCAGGTGATGACTCCAAACGAAGCAAGAGAGTCACTAGGATTGCCTCAGAGACCTGGGGGAGACCAAGTATTCGACCTGTCACCAAGGCAGTCAACTGACGCCAGAGCAAATTTGGCAGGAAATAGAGAGCGCGATACGGAGAGAAGTAACAATCAATCCGATGGACCAGGCACTGTATCTGGACGTAACGCCCAAGGAGAAGGGGCATCTTCTAAATAAAATGTTATCATTTTGTTAGGAAAATGTAAAAGAGGGTATATAATAAATTAGTATGACTATATCAAAAGCACAGCTTATTACAGATGGCGACAATGTCAGACTGTCCATGCCCTTTACGAAGGTGGACAAGGAGAGGCGTATTGTCTCAGGATTTGCTACGCTTGACAATGTTGACAGGCAAGATGACATAGTTACTACAGAAGCCTCCGTAAATGCTTTCACGCGTTTCCGAGGAAACATTCGAGAAATGCACCAGCCACTAGCAGTCGGCAAGATGGTAGCATTCAAAGAAGAAAAGTATTTTGATCCAGAATCTAAGAAGTTTTATTCTGGGGTATATGTTTCTGCATACGTATCCAAGGGTGCCCAAGACACCTGGGAGAAAGTTCTGGATGGAACTCTCTCTGGTTTTTCCATTGGTGGAAGAATGAACAAGTGGGACGATGGATTTGACGAGAAGATGGATAAGGCAATCCGAATTATTAAAGAGTATGACCTGGTAGAGCTATCCCTTGTAGACACACCTGCAAATCAGTTTGCAAACATAATGTCTATTGAAAAGGTTGATGGCGTAGACACAGTTAAGGGCGAAGCATTTGACACAGAGCTGGAAAATGTATTCTGGGACAAAGAGTCAGGAATGGTTCTTATTTCTGAAGAAGATTCCGCCGTCAGCCCACTGAATGGCAGTGCCATGAAGAACATAGGTTTCGTTGAAAAAAATGACAGCGAAAAAACAGATATGATAAAGTTCTTAGTTGATAGTGCTAAAGGCATTAATCTCTCTAAGATGAACAAGGAGGAAGATCCTATGACTGAAGAAAATACAGTTGCAGCAGAAAGTGCTGTAGTTGAAAAATCAGAAGAGATCGCTCCAGAGGCAGAAACCGTAGTTGAGACTGCAGATTCCGTAATGGAAAAAGCAGACGAAGCTGAGGTTGCAAAGACAGACGACATGGATGAAGACGAAATGGAAGAGAAGGCAGATGATGCTGAAACTGAAGAGAAGTCCGCAGACATGAAAGACGAAGAAGAAGACGACAAGTCCTACGACGAGAAGTCCGCTAATTCAGAAACAGTTGTTGATGCAGCTGAGGTATCTAAGTCAGATGATGTTAATATTGCTGTTGCAGAACTGCAAAGTGGTATTGCATCAGCCTTTAGCGATCTTTCAGCAGTTGTTAAGTCTCTTAACAACCAAGTTGCTGAGCTTAAGAAATCACTCGATGGAGCCAGTGCAGAGATTAAGTCCGTAAAGGACGAAGTTAATGCATCCAAGAGTGACTTTAACGAATTTGGGAAGAGGTTTGAAGCTGTTGAAGCTGATACCGCTTTCCGCAAATCTGGCGACCTAGGCGAGGTCGTACAGGAGTCTGAGTCAGATATGGTTCAGAAATCCCTATGGGGCGGTCGTTTCCTCAAAACAGCCGACTTATTCAATTAAGACAAAACAATCACTTAGGAGGTGACAAAATGTCGGAAGAAATTATCAAAAACAATCCAGACGCAGCCGGAACAGATTCAGGTCTGTTTAACGGAGAAGGTGCGTTCGCATCTGGTGGTATTGGTGGTGTAACAGATCCAGGTGCAAGCACACTGGGTAACATCCCAACCGCAAGCATGGGACTAACATCTGGTGGTAACGCAGTGAATCCTTCAGGTGATACTGGTAGCGGTATCTTACGCCCAGAACAGGCTCGTCGTTTTATAGACTACGTTTGGGACGCAACTGTCCTGGCCAAGGATGGACGTCGCGTAACAATGCGTGCGAACACCATGGAGCTCGAGAAGGTCAACGTTGGAGAGCGTGTTATCCGTGCAGCTGCACAAGCTGTTGGAGACTACACAAACTCTGGTGCGTCATTTACAAAGGTGGAGCTTACTACAAAGAAGATCCGCCTTGACTGGGAGGTCTCAGCTGAGTCTCTCGAAGATGGTATTGAGGGTGCAGCCCTTGAGGACCACCTAGTTCGCTTGATGACAAATGCTTTTGCAAATGACATCGAAGACCTAGCAATCAATGGTGATGGAACTACAGGAAACTTCCTGTCCATCATGGACGGCTTTGTTAACAAGGCAAAGACTGGTGGATCCCACGAGTCTGTTGTTACTGTTGCAAACGGTTCATGGACTCCAGAAGTCATGCAGAACATTATCTTGGCAATGCCACGTAAGTACCGCGCAATCAAGAACAACCTAAAGTTCTATGCAGGTACCGACGTATTCCAGGGTATCGTAAAGAACAACGGAACACTTGCAGATGCAATTGCTGAGGCCTTCGGTTCTCACGCAGGTGCTGCAGGTACTCCAGCAGGTCGCGACGCGTACCTAGGCGGAGCTGCTCAGACATTCGGTGGTGCTCGCACTACCCGTGTTCTTGGCATCGAAGTTCAAGAAGTTCCTTACTACCCAGCTGGATATGTCGACTTGACATTCCCAGAAAACCGTGTATGGGGTTTCCAGAGAGACATCACTGTGAACCGCGAGTACAAGGCCAAGAAAGACACTATTGAGTACACCGTATTCGTACGATTCGGTATTCAGTGGGAAGAGGAAGACGCCATCGCTTATGCAGATTCAGCTGCAGACGTTTAAGTCTAACTAAACAAAACCTTGAAAGGGGCAGGGGCTATCTGGCCTCTGTCCCTTTCATTTTATCTGCTATAATTATTACAGAACCTTAGAGGAGGAATCATGTCAGAGTTTAATGACAAAGCAACCGACGGCGATGGAGATGGATTTGTACAGGACGGAACAGAATGGGAACGTCCAGTAGAAGAACTAACCGTTGAGCCAGAAACAACTGAAGAGCCAGTGACTGAAGATCCTGCTCCAGTAGAAAAGAAGGATGAAGTAATTTCATCCCCAGAGCCATCCGAAGAAAAGGCAGAGCCAGCTTTGGCCCTAATCGCCGACGGAATAATTGGAACTGGAAGCAAGAAGAAAACTTCAAAGAAAGTTAGCAAGCCAGTATCCGTAAAGGAAGCTACCGTAGCTCTATACTCAACACGTAATGTGACATGGGTTGGCGTAGGAAGAGTCCTTACAGGGCTAAACCTTGTGCCAGAGTCAGAGGCCGCTAAATGGCTAGAACGAGACCACATTCGGAAGGCAGAACCTTCTGAGGTCTCACAGGAGCTATAAGCTATAATGGAAATACTGAGAGTTCCGCCATATGATGTTGTAGAAGCAACACTAACGTTACCTACTGGATTTGCCAGCCAAACGTTTACCGCTTCAATTACGGATATGGCGGATCTTTCTGTATCTACACAAACTTTTACGGGCGAGTCTGGGGAAGAGTTTTCCATCAGCCTGAGTGCAAAGTATGACAACGACTACTATGTAGAAATCACAACTGCAGACAAGACAGTCGTAATTCACGAGACCTATGAGGTAGTTAGGCCATACGTCCTAGCAACATCAAAAGGCACAACCGCAACAGAGATCGCTGCTTACTCAGCAAATGAAGAGCTTGCTCGCGCAGTCATAGACTCTGTTATTCGCGAGGGCTTCTATTACCAGAAGAAGACTTTAGAGCTTCCAGGTAATGGCACAGACTATCTTCCAATGTGGGACAAGATCGTAAAGGTTAAAGAAGTTTACGAAAATAACATTCTTGTAACTAGCAGAAACTTTGGTGTTTCTAAAGATAAGACTGCAGTAGTTGTAGAAGTCGCAGGATCCAATTCCCGCTCCGAGGGTGGACCAATTATGCTTCCAGCTGCAGCTTCAGATACTGGAGTTGTAGGCTATACGCTTCTGGACTTTCCCAAAAGAAACGATTACAGAGTCGTAATCGAACACGGATACCCAACTGTACCATCTGACATAGTCAAGGCCACACAGCTTTTGGTAACAGATATCGAGTGCGGCAAGCTAGAGTACTACAAGAGGTATGTCACCAGCTACAACACCGACCAGTTTAAGCTTCAGTTTGACAGGGCAGCTTTTGAAGGCACAGGAAACCTCCTTGTAGACAAGATTCTTTCTAAGTACCACAAGTCAATAACTAAGCTCGGAGTCTTATAATGACTGGCTGCAATACGGGAGACTACCAGTTCCCACTATCAGCAGAGATATTTCATCCAATAGTAGAGCAAGGCTCCTACGGCAACGTAAAGAAGCAGTGGATGTTTGACCGTCTAATACATGTTAGCCTATCATCCCCAGGCTCTGCAATGAAAGAAGAAGTAACCCCAAATGTTAACATTACTCAGGACAAGATTTTAGTCGGAAGATGCAAAGCAGACCTCAGAATTTCTTCCGAAGACGGAAAGAACTCTATCACAAACATCGTAATCACGAATGTTAAAGACAGCAATTGCAATCCGATATATGTAGAGACAGCAGGTGCAAGGGTAAACAAGTCAACCATCTTTGAGGTAGCCAGCCAAGAGCCCTTCGTAGGCCCATTCGGTTCCGTGGAGTATTACAAGATAGTTTTGCGCAGGTCTGAAAATCAGGCGGTGGACATCTAATGAGAGTAACCTTCGATGACCGCAAGCTAATGAAAGACATGGAGAGACTGGTGTCTTATAGCCAAGGATTCCTAGAGGGCACAGAGCTAGCAAAGCCAGCCATCTTAAATAAGCTGGGTAAAGATGTTATCCAAACCCTAAGAAACTTTGTAGATTCAAATGCAAGAGTAAACCCCTCAGCACTCCAGCACGTCTATGAGTGGTCTATGACTGGCACACCAGCAGGCAGACTGTTTGACATAAACTACCTGGTCACTGGTAATGGGCTATCCTTTAACTCTACATTTAGGCAATCCTCAACAATTCAAAAGGGTTCGTCAACCCCATTCTACGACAAGGCAAGGATAATGGAAGAAGGCATTCCAGTAATCATTAAGCCTAAGGGGAGAGTGCTAGCCTTCGTGGATGATGGAGAGCAGGTCTTTACGAGCAAGCCAGTGCTAGTTTCTAATCCTGGTGGAGCAGAAGCCAGGGGATCCTTTGAGCAAGTAATTAACTCATTCTTTGAAAGCTACTTTACGCAGTCATACATAGCCTCGAGCGGCATCTTTGATTACTTAAAGAATCCATTTCCCTATGCTGCCAACCTTCAAAGAGGAATGCGTGCTGGAAAAGCTTATGGCAAAACTATTGGTCTCAAGTGGGCCTCGGGAGGTGCTGCAGCATAATGGCTATCTACTATCCACCTGCATTTATAAACGCATACATGAAAGAAAAGATTTCAACGTTCTTTTCCTCAAACCCCCTAAATGGATTTGACGGAGACGTTAGCCTGCCATTCTTTCCGACAAGCCCCACAGACATAGACACACTGACAGAAACATTCCCTAACGGAAACGGTCAGTTTGCAGTTTACGACAGAATGTTTAAGATGCGCAGGGGGCCTTTTCCACACATCAAGTCAGAACAGTTGCTTTACTATTTCTATGCAACTGGAGAAAACCCTATACCATTCATAATTGAGACATCACAGGTTATTCAAGATATTCTTGACAACGGTGACGAGTCAGCCCAAGACTTAAACGCTTGGATAAGGAACAAGCAGCTTTCGGATACGCCACTAGCAGATGACGCAGGTGTTGCCTTGCCAGAAGTCTACTTCCATGACATAAAGGTTTACCAGCTAGAAGAGACTAGGGATATTATAGACTTTGGAACTGCAAGAACTTTTGCAGGGAATAAAATAATTATAGATTATAACTGGCATAAATCATAAATATGTCATAAAGCAGTTGTATAATTAGTATTGAGGAAACAAACGTCCAATTATTCTAATGAAAATGAGGTGAATAAATTATGGCATATACACGTGGTTCGAGTACTAACATTATCGTTGGTGCCGCTTCTCTGTTTACATACACAACAACGCTAACAGAAGCCGATCTACCTGCCTACACTGCAGCCCAGTCATTCCGCGAGGATCTTTCGGACGACACGGACTTCACAAATGTAGGTTACACGATGAACGGTCTGGAGCTTCAGTTCCAGCCAGACTTCGGAGAAGTACAGGTTGATCAGGTTCTTGACGTTGCCAAGCTTTATAAGCAGGGCATGCAGGTTAACATGAACACAACCTTTGCTGAGGCTACTCTAGAAAACCTGTTGGTTGCGATTGCTGGATCTAACACAGATCTATCATCCCTAACAGGAACTGGAATTGGAACAGGCTCGAAAGAGTTCTTGATCAATTCTGGAAACCTAGGCGAGTGTCCAGTAGAGCGCGGACTTGTTGCTGTTGGTCCAGGTACAGGCGACTGTGCTCCAACAGAGGCAATTGAGCGCGTCTACGTTGCATACCGTGCGCTGTCTATTGACAACGTTACAGTATCCGCAAAGCGCGACGAGGCTTCAATGTTCGACGTATCATTCCGATTGCTACCAAATGATTCTGGTGCATACGGTAAGGTCGTTGACCGCACAATCCCAGCTGTTTAATAATAGCTGCAAAATAACTTAATAGAACTGCCCTGGCTACGGCTGGGGCAGTTTTTTGTTATAATAGTAGTATGGCTAATAAAGTTTACAAAAGCTCAAACGTAGAGCTACTAGATGGCAGAACTATATATATCACACCACTTAAGATATTCTATCTTCGTGACTTTATGGATAGGTTTGCAGACGTAACCTCAGTAGAAACGGAAGACGAAAAGTTAGAAATCCTAGTAGACTGTGTAGCAATAGCCATGAGGCAGTACCTACCAGACATAGCCACCCCTGAGCAGGTAGAAGACTTAATGGACCTTGAGAATATGTACAAGGTTGTTCAGATAGCAGGAGGCATCTCATTTGACCACACTGTTGAATCAGACAAGGAAAGCAGCGAAGGCTCCAGCTGGGAAGACCTAGATTTGGTGGGCCTAGAGTCCAGAGTATTTTTGCTGGGCATGTGGAAAGACTATCACGAACTAGAGACCTCAATCTCAATGCCAGAGCTAATTGCAATCCTTGAGGCAAAGAACGAAGCAGATGGTGCCGACAAGAAGTTCTTGGCTGCTATACAAGGGGTGGATCTAGACGAAGGAAAGCCCCGACAAGACGAATGGACCAAGCTAAAGGATAAGGTTTTTGGTGCACAAGAAGATTCGGATTCAAAAGATATTACAAGCCTTAAGGGCGCTAAGGCCAAAGAGGCTGGATTTGGTATCGGCATGGGGCTCGATTATGAAAGACTCCCTTAAAATAAGGCTTTGTGTGGTATAATTAATAATCACCAAATTGGGATTAGGAAGAGGAAAGACAATGGCTACAACCGTTAACGAACACAAGGTTTTGAAGCTAATTGATGGGACAGAGATTACTGTGCGACCTTTAAAGATTTCTTTGCTTCGTGACTTTACGAAGAAGTTCGAAGGAATTGCAGAGGTAGCAGATGACAACGACAAGTCGATGAACATCTTGATGGATTGCGTACAGATCGCAATGAGACAGTATAGCCCAGAAGTTGCAGAAGACATCAAAGCACTAGAAGACAATATAGACTTGCCAACTGTCTATAGGATTATCGAAGAGGCATCTGGAATTAATATGACAGACGCTTTGGGTGGCACTCTACCTAATAAGTAGAACTACACGAGGTACTTAATGAATGGCTGATATCAGGTCCAACATACAAGTAAATATTGACACTGCTAATGCAATGTCAGCTATTAAAAGTCTTCAGGCTCAGATAACAGCCTTTCATTCAAGTATTCGTAACTCAGGTAACGCAGCTAACCAAGCGGTATCTTCAAACCTAACTAAAAACCTTGTAAACTCTGTCAATGCGACTAAGCAGTTCTCTGCTAGCCTGACAACTATTAATGACAGAGCATCCAGCTTTACAAATGCCCTAGAAAAAAATAAGTTCTCCTTAGGCCAGTACTTCAAGTATGGCGCAGCAACCTCAAAAACATTCGGTCGAGCCTTTAGAAAAGAGTTTGACACAATAGAGCTAGTTGCACGGGATCGTGTAAAGAGCATGCAGACCCAGTTCGTAAGCCTGGGAAGAACTGCAAATGGTGCCATAGAAGCAATCAAGGTCAAGCCCCTAACCCTTAACATGCAATCCCTCGGCACACAGGTTGCCATGACAGCCCAGAAGCAGCAGCTATTCAACAAGCTACTAACTCAGGGATCCACAAACCTTCTAAACTTTGGTAAGAACACTCAGTGGGCTGGTCGTCAGCTTATGGTTGGTATCACTCTCCCCCTAGCTCTACTAGGCGCTACAGCCATGAAGACCTTTAATGAGATGGAAGAGCAGGCAATCAGGTTCAAGCGCGTCTACGGTGAGCTATTCACAACTGAGGCAGAGACCGAGCAGATGACCAAGCAGCTTCAAGACTTGGCGTCAGAGTTTACAAAATACGGAGTAGCCGTAGCAGATACAATGGGTCTCGCTGCTGACGCAGCTGCAATGGGTAAGATGGGTGCTGACCTTACAGCACAGGTTGCTCAGGCCACGAGGCTTGCAGTACTTGGTGGGGTAGAGCAGAACGAAGCTCTAGAGACAACAATCTCTATTACAAATGCTTTCGGAGTTTCTGCAGAAGAGCTTGCTGGCAAGATTGACTTCCTAAACGCTGTTGAGAACCAGACGGTAACATCTATTGAAGACCTTACCATAGCCATTCCAAAAGCTGGTCCCGTAATTGAGCAGCTAGGTGGTAGCGTAGAAGACCTAGCCTTCTTCCTAACAGCTATGAAGGAAGGTGGCATTAACGCCTCAGAAGGCGCTAACGCACTAAAGTCTGGTCTTGCAAAGATGATTAACCCCACGACCAAGGCAACAGCAATGCTTGGTCAGCTTGGCATTAACATCAATGGAATTGTCGAGGGTAACGCTGGAAACATTAAGGGTGCAGTAGTAGAGCTATCTACAGCACTTGATACCCTAGAGCCACTACAAAGAGCAAGAGCAATTGAAGAGCTGTTTGGAAAGTTCCAGTTTGCCCGTATCTCAACATTGTTCAAAAACGTAGTTGCAGAAGGAAACCAGGCACAGAGAGTCCTAGAGCTTTCAAGATCAACAGCCGAAGAGCTGGCAATTCTCTCATCGCGAGAACTAAAGCGCGTAGAAGATTCCCCCTTGTTCAAGTTTCAGAAGTCTATCGAAGATTTGCAAAAGGCTCTAGTTCCACTAGGGCAGCAGTTCACAGAGCTACTAACCCCACTAATAAGTTTTGCAACAGACATGCTTCAGAGGTTTAACGGTCTTGACGATGGAGTCAAGCGATTCGTAACTGGCACAGTAGCTGTGCTGGGCCTCTTGGCCCCTGCAGCTCTAATGTTGTTTGGTCTATTTGCCAACGGTGTTGCCAACATAATTAAAGGCTTTGGTGTCGTAAGAGGACTATTCCTGAAAGTAACATATGCAGGAACTGGCCTAAACGCTATTCTGAACTACATGACCCAGGAACACCTAGAGGCCACATCAGCAGCTAATGCTTTGGGAACAACTCACGGAAACCTAACAAACATCTTCACGTCTGAGCAGACAGCAATTCAAAATCTTATAACATCGTACACACAGGCAACAACAGCAATGGCTAGGTTCAACACTGTATCTGGAACTCGTGTTGGTAAGGGAGCAGCCAAGGGCGGCATGAAGCTTGCTAGTGGTATTGTCTCAGTACCAGGAGTAAAGGGGGCTGGAGACGTAGTTCCAGCAATGCTATCTCCTGGAGAAGCTGTCATCCCTGTCAAGCAGAATAAAAAATATGGTGCCCTCATAAAAGGCATTATCGCTGACAACATCCCAGGATTTGCAAAGGGTACTCCCGACCTAATGGGAGATCCTGGAACTTCAAGAAGAAGGTCAATCCCAGCGACGGTAGCAGACATTAACTCTAATGTTCCAGGAGCTGGTTCTCAGGCAGTTAAGATGCTCAACGATGCAAAGGTTGCACGCACCGAAGCCCGAAAGATAATGGGCAGCGTAGCTCAGCTTTCTAAAGAGGGCGCTGTGTCCGTAAAGAATGCACTAAAGACACTTGAGCAAGGAATAAACGAAGGCCTTTCTGGTCAAAACCTGAGAAAAGACTTTAGGGATAAGACTGGAACCGCGAAGCCAGCGACCAAAGCGTTTGCACATGTTGGCAGCGGAACAGCTATGACCAGAGAAGAGCTTATCGCCTCCGCAGAATCTGGCAAGTTAAAGATGGGCCCAAAGAAGCTCCAGTCAATTAAGGCTTTGCCAGAGGGAAGAGTTGTCCCAGTAAAGAGTGGCTTGGGTATGTCTGGAATTGATCAAAAGGTTAATAATCAACTTCGAAGTACTGGAGCATCCCCAGCCGACCTATCAGCAACCTTTGACGATGCTGGTGTATCTAAGTGGAATAAGTCAATTGAGTATGGCGGTGGACAAGTAGAAGAGCTATCTGGCAGTGTTCGGGAGCTGGATACAGAAATGTCAAGGCTAATCAAAAAGTCCAAGGCAGGCAAAATCTTTGACACAGACGCACAGGCTAAGAACTATGAGCAGCAGACTGGTAAAAAGGCTGATAGCGTTCAGAATATGTACAACCAGGCAAGAAAAAAGACAAAAGGTTCTAAGCTAAACGGAGTGCTAGACTCTGCGGGAGATACCGTTACAGAGGTTAGAGATAATGGAACAAGCCCAGGAAACTCCAGAAGAGCTATGGGTAAGTCTGAGAGGCTAAAGGAGCAAAGACTCGCTGAGCAGGATGGGGCAGCAAACGTAAAGGCATACAGGAAGGGCGTAAACAAAGAGCTGATTAAGGACAAGAAGTCTGACCAGTACGAGAAGAGCCGAAAGAGAAATAGCCCTCACAAGCTTGCTAAAAAAGATGGTATGGATGATTCCAAGGCATATGGCCAGGGAGCCAGAAGCCAGGCTGCAAAAGAAGCAAAGCTCACTCAGGCACAGGATAGAAAACTTCAGAAGCAGGCTAAGGCCCAGAAGCGTGCACAAATTGGTGGCAGGGCATTCGGAGCCCTAGGTGCAGCCTCCATGATGGCTGGTATGGGGTCCATGGCTGGAGGACCAATAGGAGACATCTCCCAAAAGCTAATGGGTCCTCTAATGGGGCTTTCTGCAGCTGCAGGTATTTTGCCAATGCTTATGAACCCTATTGGGCTTGTAGTGGGTGCTCTAGGTGGACTAGGTGCAGCAATCTATCTTATCAACAAGCGCTTTAATGACCAGGTAACAAAATCTTACGAGCTAAACATTGCTATAGGAACAAGCACCGAGGCTATGGGCAAGTTTGCCGAGGCAGCTGGCAAGGCAACGGCTTCACAAATTCTAGACAAGAGAAGAGATAGTGCTTTTGGAACGTTCCGAGCTGCAGCAGGAAAGACTCCTTTTGGAGAAAACTTTATTGCATCAGATGACGGAAAGAAAATGGCAACGGCCTTCGGAGAATCTATAAAGGCTTTCGGTCAGGATGGAGCCGTATCAAGGCTAACTAACCAGCTGGCCTCTGCAGTGACTGGTGGAGCTATGGACGCAGCCCAAGCTAGAAGCGTCGCAGATGCTTTTGCACAGTCTATCGGGGATAGAAGCTTAGGCATAGGAATCAATGCTTCTCTTTCAGGTCTCCTCGGCCCCAACGGGGAAAATCTAGAAAAAGATCCATTAGGGATTAGAGTCAGAATTCTCGAAGAGTCTGCCAAAGATATTGAAAACGTCTTCGCCAGGGCCTTTGCTAACGGAGCAGCTAATGTAAATGCCAACCCCGTAAAATTTGCTGCCAGCGGTAACAATCTTCCCTCTAACCCAACCTATAGGGGTCGGGTAAAGGTAACAGACAGAGACGCATCCGCCGCTGAAATTGGAGAAGTTATTGCAGTATCTGCAGCATACATTAACAACCAAAAGTTGCAAGAAGACTCTTTGCAGCTAGCTTACGAGACAAGCATTGCAGCTGCTATTGCTGCAGAAGACCAGGTAGAAGCAACAAGGCTACAGGCAAAGTTTATAGAAGACAGAGCGACCCTTATGTCGATGGGCTCAGAGACCCTTACAAATATCTCAGACCAGGTCATGAGTGCCACCAACACAGATGTAATCCTTAAACAGTTTAGGGACAAGATCAAGGACAGCTTCAAGGATGACCCAATTCTGTCAAACATATCTGAAGCCCTATTAGACAAGGTAGAAAAGCTACCAGACGAGCAGGAAGTTGTTATTAGCGCTTCCTTGTTGTCTGGAGACCTAGAGGCAATGACTCTTAACAACATTCTTAATGGAGAGAATTCAGAAAAGATTGTAGACATGATTGTCAAGATAGGTGTTACCGAAGCAACTAGAGGCCTGGACTTGGCATCTCTATTGCCAGAAGGAAACGTAAAAGACACCAACGTAAAGAGGCTAATGTCAGACAGCCCATCTAACGTGTCATACGAAACTGCTTTCCTTAATCAGTTAAATTCTTTAGACCCTGCGGATGCAATAGAAATGAACAATGTCTTTCAAGAAATGACTAGGTTGTCGGATGCTTTGGGTGAGGACGGTCTGGGAAAGCTTATGGCCTTCTACGTTCAAAACCCAGGTCTGCAAAAAGAGCTAGCCTCAGACATTGACTTGATTCGCGTAGCTGCAGAGGGCGTAGACGGTCTCACCGTAGAGGTAATTCAGGAGCTAGTGACAGAGGGCACACTTAACGCTTCGGTATATGATGAAATAAAGAAAAACCAGGACTACTTTGACTCCTTGCCAGACGACCAAAAAGTCGTCTATACACAGGTATTAAGAACTCTTTTCGAGGTAGAAGGATCTCTAAATCCAATGGAAATAGCCATGAGATCAAACCCAGGACTATTTGACAACCTAGGACCACAAGCTGACGGAAACGATCGTATGGCTATAGCCGAGGAATATCTTAGAAAGTATATTCCAGAGCTGGTTACGTCATCAGCCATCTTAGATGATGATAACACGGGGGAGGGTGACCCACCACCTGGAACAGGGTCAAAGAAAACCGATCCTATAGACGCTATTCTAGAAAAGCTAAAAAGACTAAGAGACTTGAGCATTGATGCCAAGGGAGGTATTACAGAGCTAAACCGCGTAAT